CGCTCACCGGCGTAAACGTCGCCGCCTTCTTCCCTTTGAATGGAGCTGTATCCGCTCGCGTTCAGCGTGGAAGAGGAGGGGCTGTTGAACAACCCCGAGACATTGTTCCAAAGCCCTTGCAGCGACCCATTCCCCGTGCCGCCGAGCCCACTCAGAAGCTGCCCGGCCCCGTATGCCGATTGCCCGCCGAGCAACGCCGCCGTGTTCCCGAGTTGCTGATATTGATTCGCCGCATTCCCGTATCCGGCCAGGGCCTGCCCTTGAAGCCCCATCGCCGCGTTGGCATATCCTCCGGAAGGTGCGGGCATGGCGATCCCGCGCTTGATCCCGGAAGCCTGAACACGGCGCGCCCAATTCGTATCTTCCACCCGGCGCCGCTCGCCTTCCCTCGATGCCGTTCTGGCCCCCGCATCGACCGCCGACTGAGCGATGTCCGCGTTCCGGTTCACATCCACGAACCGAGCGCTGTTTGGGTTGATCCCCATGCGCTGCATCTCCCGGTTCGTGGCATCCCGAGTGCGCCCGAAACCCTGCGCGACATCGGCTGAAGCTTGCCCCATGACCGTATCGTAGCGAGGATCTATCCCCTCTTGAGCTTCCTCGATGATCTGCCGCTCAAGGGGTATTTGAAGGTCACGATACTCCCGCGCCATTTCACGTTGAAGGGGAAGATACGTGCGTCGGTAGTCCCTGGAGAGCTGGCGCTGAACAGGAAGCTCGTACTTCTTCCAGTATTGCCATTGCTCTCCGGACTGCTCCATCATCATGCGAAGAAGATCGATTTGGGCCTCGGTGAGATCTTCGGACGCTCCGTACATATCGCCGGCCTTCTCGGACGCCTTGTATGCTCCGTAGGCCGAGACGATACTTCCTCCTATGCTTGCAATGCTACCTGCCGCATCAAGCCATCCCATGGATTTTTGTCCTTTCCGGAAACTTTAGTTTCCCAATCCACCAAGGCCGCCAGCATCACTATTGTCTGCTTCTCCGCCCATGTCACCGCCAAAAGATCCTGGATCGCCGATGGATGTATCTCCGATTGAAACACCGAAGGATTCCGGAGAGCCTATTGTTGCCCCGAAGGTATTACCAGCCAAGTCGGTTCCTATTGACAAGCCAGAAAAGTCGGCCAAACCCAAACCGGCCAAGCCACCGTAAGCCGACGTTTCTCCAAACCCCAAGGCGTTGGCTATCTGATCAACCACGGTGCCAATAAGCCCGAACACACCAGAAAGCGGAGCGGGACCACCGAAGGGAGATCCCAAGCCCAGAGTACTGGTCATTGCCGAAACAGTGGACGGTGGACCTACCTTTCCGGGGTTGTTGGCCGCCGCTCCAGCCTGTGCGAGTCCTCCGAATGCCCCCATGTCCATACCTTTTGCCACGGCGTTCGAAGCCATCTCCGATATGGACCCGGGCTCCGGCGATTGGTATCCAGGAACCCCGGCGTCGGTTTCGTCCTGGCCCATTGCATCGATCCCGCTCAACCCGGAAGTAGCGGAACGGCCGCTCGTCGAGGAAGAATCGCTTGCACTCGATCCTGGAGATCCTCCCCCGGGAGCTTCGCCGCCATAGACTCCGCCATTCATCGCTCCTCCGACCACGGGAGGAGGAGATCCGCCCAACTGGCTATTCAGTCCCCGTGCCTGCCCCTTCATGCCGAGGCTTGGCATGGGAGGAAGCGGACTACCATACTGGCTCATGAACGTTTTGCTCAACATCGTTCTTCTTCCCTTTCAACAAACCCGTGTCTACTTCGCATCCACGGTTCGCGCCCCACCCGTGTCCCGCTCGTACTTGATCCCCAGGGCCACATAGGCAACCGTCCCGGCATAATCGTCAGCGGCGGCCGCCTGCCGGTAAAGCCTGCACAGCAGCATGCTTCCAATCGTTTTTCCCGTTCCGTCGATACCGGAATCCGTAAATTTGTCGAGGTGGGGAATATACGAATTGTTGACCCCGGTCGAAACATCCCTTATAAGGAGAGCACTGCTCCCGAGCGCCTCGCCAACATTGGCCCAAACGTATTCCAACCCGATCCCCACGTTGTCGGCCGGATCAACATCGGTAGTCGGCATCCAGCGAAGGACCGGGTAGACGATGCTGCCCTCTTTCCACCCCGGAGGCATGACGAAGTTCAGGAAGACGTATTGATCGTTGGCGAAGTGCGCCCCGAAGACACCGATGCTTCCCGCGCCGTCATTTGCTATTTGCGCCCAAGTGGGTGCGCCAACCGCCGGGACCGCCGGATCGTAGGTGGGATTGTCCGTGGCTCGAACCATTTGCCACGCTTCACCCCACACCGTCGCATCACCTTCGAGGACAAGGGTGCCGTCACTCTCTATCAGAACGCAATTTCCATCGTCCACGTTCCCGAAGCGCTGACTTCCGTCTTCGTCTTCCTTATACCTGGACGATGCCCTCACGTATTCGGCATCGGGCGGAACGATAATCATGCGTCCCGGAGATTCGGTCAAGTTCAGCCCCACGTCCTTGAGCTTCTCGAAGTACATCAGCTCTTGCGTGGCTTCCTTGTCGAAGTAGGTTTCGTCGTGTCCGTGCTCGCGGTCGGACTTCCCTTCCAGGGACTGGTTGATGCTCGAAAGGGAGCCCGTTATTTCCGCCTGGCTTGAATATTCGCTCCCCGAGCCTGTATCACGCTCCCCGAACAGGATCTCCAGACGCTGTTTCATGGCCTCGAGAATCATACGAAGGTCCGGATCTATCCCAACCGGGATATTCCGGATCGACTTGATCTTTTTCCCGCTCTCCGTTGCCATATCAGTCCGCTCCGCCGGAAAGCTCGGTGATGCTTGTCGCCAATCGTACCTCGTCAATGTCGATATTGGTCAGCACCTGGACGTGGAGCACTCGCTCTCGATACCCGGAAGGGAGACGGAAGGGCTCGGCGTCGAACACCTGCTTTTCGAATACCACGGCTTGATTGATGAACAGACGGAAGAGCACGCTCGGATCGTCGGGGATCTCCGCGGGAACTTCCGCCAAGCCGCCCCCGTGGATTTCGAGCGCGTCTATCTCGAAAGTATCCACGGCGCCGGACCCCACCCCGGCATCAATCAATGCCTGATTCGCCGCAATCACGGAATCCCGGTATGCGTTGTAGGCGCTCTTCCTGGCATCGGACAACGGCGTCCCGAAGTCGGCAACGACTTTCGCGGCCCCGAAGTTTATGAGGAATTGCATTTGAAAAAGCTTGGACGTCCAGGTCGCGATGGTGTTCTCGGCGGATGCGTCAAGCTGCCTTATGACGTACTCGTCGTCGCCGTTCTTCCGTACCACGTAGAGATATCCGCTCGAGTGGTCCATGAATCCACAGAAAGCATAATCAAGACGAACGATGGTCCCCTCGGAAAGCCCGGACCCGAGTACAAAGCCTTCCCCCGACTCCAGATCGTAAGGAATTCGGGTGCTCTTGAGCTTGCTTCCGCCAAAAGTCCTTGTCCCGAAGGAATGAGTACCGAAGCTTCCGGCGAGATACTCGTCCCCGTAATAGTATTCGATGTTCTCCTGTTTGATGGCCTCGACCAGAGCATAATAGGCCTCGGACCAATCCACGCGATGAAAACACACGATGTCCCCGTTATAGAAGTAAGCGTGCATCGTGGCCGGCTGCCTCGCCTTCCATTCATTCATCTTCATGATATCGGCCGTTACAACCCTGACTCCGCCCGCCCCGATAAACAGCATTCCCTCCACGGTCGGGAAGAATGTTCCGTTCTCGGTTATGACGTTTCCTCGGCTGGAAAGGCATGCCTTCTTGATGGAGTTATCGTCCATCACCATGCTTGCCGGGTGTGTCCCGGTCATGAGATAAATTTCTTCCGTCGTTTCTACTATGACGGTGTTTCCATACACCCCGAGCGCCACGACCGGATAATGAACCGACTGCCGATATCCAGGAGGCCATGCGTAGCACTTGTTCGGCTCGCTAAAACAAACTTCGTTTTCGTGGAAGCCCGCCAGGAAATTTCCAGGGATGGCCGTAAGCCCCTTCATGTCCGATGGTGGTGGGTAGAATGTCGAAGTGGTGATCACCTCTTTCAGGTCGGCGTTGAGTATCCTGTCCCGGTAGGAAAGCGTTCCAATATCTACCTCTCCAACATATTGATAGGCCGGGGCGGATGAGCCAAGGTTCACCCGATAGATACGTTTTTTCTCTATGTGGTATTCCGCGTGGATCGAAGCCTCTGAATCAGGGTCCGCCGTATCGGCGAGATACGTTTCAGCCATCTCGTTCACATCGACGTACTTCACCCACCCGACAACGACCAGGTCGTCATCCAAGTTGTTGGGGTCCGGGTCGGATTGAAGTAAACGGACGTAAAGCAAGTTCCCGGACCATCCCCATTGCCCCTTTTCAAGGTCGCCCACATCCCCTCGCGAATATGTCACTTCGTCGATTTTAACCGATGAGGGCTCCTCGGTCAGATCGTCTCCGCCGTAGAAATACTCGGTCGGGACCAACGGAGCCACCGTCCACGATCCGTTGATTTCGACCGTCCTGTAAAGTCCAACGTCGATATCGATTATCTCCGATGCGGGACTCGTCGGACCTTCTTCCCCCCAACTATTCACATAGGTAAATACATAGACCCGGCTCTGCACTCCTTCCTCGGTTTCCACCTCCACTTCTTCTAGCGCCCTGGAGCATCCAAATGTCACCTGCGCGAAAGAATTGCACCCGATGCTGCCTCTCGACGTGCTCGTATCAACCTTCTTTACACTCTGAGCCACAAGAACCGGCGCCGATGCGGGCGCGGGAACTCCAGTCCGATAAGAAGTCAACAACGTCCCTGCCGTCGAGCCGAGGATCATCGTGGAATCGAATACCCTCGGAAAATCCGTTCCCGTGAAGTAAGTACGATCATCCACGTCAACAATCGGAGAACGAACCACGTTCACTTCCGATGTCCACCAGATCCAAAACTCGTTGAAGAGATAGATCGTAACAGGGGCCGCCGCCATCGCGCCAAGATTCAAGACATCGACGGATTCCTTCCACGGCATGATTTTTCCGCTGTAGAGCTTGCAATTCTTGGCATATTGAGACTGGTTACCGGCCAGGTCCTTGGGCGCAAGTCTCGGTATCTCTCCGGAGAATCCCTTAAGGACGATGGTGGCCATTATTTTTTGAACACCCGGATGTAGAGGGTCATCTCGTCAAGATCGATGGCCCCGCCAGTGCTGTTTGAAAGAACGACCCGCACCTTGCCCGCCTCCTTGACGTATGAGGTCATCTGAAGGTCTTGGAGGTCCAGGTTGCACGAAACCAACGGCCAGTCCCCCAACTCCACGCCGTCAACATTGACCGTCTTGCCCTCCTCGTCTCCATCGGCAATCGATGCCGGGTCCCAAGTGGTAGTCACAAGATCGGTAGCTTGCAGAAAGTTCTGTAGATCTTCGGCAAGCGGGCGGTGGTCGATGATTATACCCGCCGCCCAGGCCCGTGCCGTTGTTCCGAAGCGACCGCGAACTATCGTGAAATTATTGTTGGTTCTGGCTGTGACCTTCACAATTTCTCGGTTCAGGTCAACATCCTCGAGCACGACGTAAAAGACGGTCCCGGCCAAGATGGTAGGAAACAGCGACCCATCCCCCGACTGACAGGACATGGCGAGCGCCGAGGCGGTGATCGGGTTGAGCAAGGTTGAGACGGCAAAATCCTTGTATAAGACTTTTGACATTTAGGAGCACTCCTCTTCATCCTTGGATGGTAATAGGCAATAAATATTACTCAGAAGGCCTGCATCTTGACGTGACGCGAAGTGCGGACATTTCCATGCCGGTCTGCCGTCGCCCGTGCTTTGGCTATTCCATTCTGAAAAATCCGCTCGTGATAGACGCTGAGGTCCGGGCTGCCCCATTCCTTTCCCGGCATGCGCATGAGTCTCGAGAGAGCTCCCGACGCCACTTCCTCCAGCCAATCGTTGTAGACCACTTCCCCGACCGCCGTCGCATTGAGTGACGGCTTGACTGAAACGCGGACCACGAGGATATCCGTTCCATTCTCGGAAGGAGGCACGTAGAGTCTGATCACTCCACGGGAATAGATGAGATAGTTCGTCGGGGTAGAGCTGTCCGCGTTTCGCCAATCAACCACGCTCTCGTCGAGCTGGTCCTCGGTCAAGGGATTAAGGGGAGAGGAATCGTACTCAACGTAATGAGGAATAACCAAATCCGAGCCTACCGGGAGAGGAAGAGGATAGGAGTGCTCGTCGGCCGTCACGTTCATGGCGTTCAGTGTTACACGCCAAATGGTCGTCATTCGGCAAAACTCTCGGCAGGCATGCCTGATATGATTCAGCGCGAGCATCTCGGGGCATCCCGGCACATTCGGCATGACTTCCGGTAAGAATTCCTCGAAGGCGATGGTGCTGACCGGGGTTACCGGAGTGCCTGTTCCTGTTCCGCCCATTGCGATGCTCCTTGAAGGGGAAGATTATGCCACTGTTTGAATGTTAGGATTCGTGAAGTTGACACCGGACTTCTGACGCCAGAAGTATGCCGTTCCGGCGTCCAGGTCAAATGTCACGAGACCGTTCTGATCCGTCTTTCCGGAAGCAACCACGTTGGTCCCGGCAAGGTCGGTCGTCACCCACACGTCAACGTCGGCGATGGGCTCCCCGGATACGGAATCCAGGATGGTGTACGGCCAGGAGATCGCTCCTGACCCGGAGAGGCTCCCTCCGGTTGCCGCGAGGTTGAGCTTGGCGGCGGCACTTCCGGCTGAGCCCGGCGCTGGTATCACTTCGGCCCATACGGCCTCGGCCACGAAGAGTGGAGACGCTCCCGTGCTGATAGGCTTGTATGGCTCATCGGTTAGAACCGTTTCGGCGTAGCAGAAGCCGACATACTCTTTTGTATAGTCGTAGGCGGCGTAATCATAGGCGTACCATCCCGAGCCCTTCTCCACCATGGCGATGGCGTTCAGGACCACGGAGCCGTCCGAGATGTCCCGCAAGGTGATGGTGGGAGCAAGGCCTGTGTGCGGTGCCCCCGAATTACTGAAGTAGACCGAGAAGTATGCCATTAGCTATGTCCTTCTTCCCATTCAGAAGATAACGATTATTTCAAGTCCGTTGGACGTCATTGAAATGGCGACTCGAGGTTGGCCGGATGCCCCTGACAAACCTACTATTCCACTATCAAGACATTCTGAGCGATGGCGTCCCCACCATCCACGCACTCGCCGGTGATTTTGAAAAGCGTATCTTGGTTGCTGCTATAAATTCCCTTCGCTTACCCAAGTTGCCGCTGTCAGACTCCGCAACGTCCAAGTCACTCCACCATCTACAACAGTATCCCCCACAACCTTACCAACTATTGATGGGGCAGAACTATCAGAGGTTCCCGCCGTAGTACACTCCCAAACCGTTGTCCCGCTACTCCATTTAATCCACACCCTCTCAGCGTATGCTGTACTGTCTGCTCTCGTAGCAGAATACGAACCTCCAGCTACAGTGCAGGTCCATGCTTTTGGTGTGCCTACAGCAGCAGGACGGTTTATGCACCTATCTCCTATCCCCCACACTTGGGTTAAGGGAGCTGCTAAATCGTAAACCTCTACAGGCCACTCATTCGTAGAATATATTCCACTCTGATAATAAGCCAGGGCGGCTTGAAGCGTCTCAAAACTCAATACTTGTACGTCTGCTATATGTACTCGTTGGGGAACGGAGCTTACCTCTGATACCTTAAAGTTCACCCCTGACTGATCTGAGGCTAAATGTTTCAGGCTTACAAATGTTCTCCAAATATCTGATGTATCGGCCAGCGTGAACCCATCTACCGATCCTACCCCCTCAACGGAAACGCGAACTAGCCCATCGGGATTTTTGAGCGCAAAGGTGATCAGCACCCATCCAGCCGGAACATCAAATAGACTCGTATGGTTAACCTGGTATCCACCAGACAACAAGTCAAACCACCTACCATAGCCCATAAGCAACCCATCGCTAAAATCTCGTCTTCCATCATAGCCAAAGGTTGCATAAGTCGGGCATAAATTAGCCATTGTTGCCCCTGGCTTAGTTCGCATAAGCGATGACCTATGAGGAGCCACCCAGACAGCGTGGTAATTATCTCTAGGGATATGCGGCCCTAGTGAAATTTGGTTGTAGATAAATTCGTTATTTAATAGTTCCGGAGATGCACTCACTATGATACTATCTGTATTTTCATATACTGCTGCTCGCGCATTGTCCAGGAATATTGTAGAAGATACGGTGTCTATCTTAACTATATTCCTACTATTCTTTATGTTTACCCTAAGCGCATTTCCAACATAAAGATCATGTGCTGGAGTGTGAGTAGACGTGGTAGAATCGCTAACATGCTCTATTTCTACAGATGCAGCCGTTCCATTTAGTTCTGTCCACACATCGTCAATAGTGAAAGGGTTTCCGTTCACATAGTTTCTGATGTATATTCCGTAACCCGCACAGTTTTCTATGATCGAATGCGCTATGTACGTGTGCCCTACCGCCATGCTAGTATCGTCGATGTAGTATCCGACAAGCAAATTTCCACTTAAAGAGCCGTTCACAAACTTATCGGCTCCTGCATGGTTTATTCCTGAGTTGATTGCATAAACACCATAATTGTTTGCGTATAACGTACATCCGTCATACACCACAAACCAATTGCCGCCAGATTTGAAAATTCCTTTATCGCAGTTTTTTATCCGAACATTTTCAAATCTTATAGAGTTTCCTGTATTGAATATAACTATCCCATTTCCAGCCCTATCTACACCATCTATTTCAATGTCCTTAAAAATAGCAAATCTTTCTCCCCCAACAAAACTTACTGTAAATACATCATCTCCACTATTTGCTGGTTTTATTGTGGTAAATCCCGCATCACCCTCTACAATCAAATCTTTTATAGCGGAACTAGTTATTGTCGTTGTGGCTTTGTATGTTCCAGATGGTATTTTCAACCGTCCAGATCCTTCTAGCGCAACATATGTCGCTACTTCAAACGCATCAGAACTATCAAGTATGCCCAGCCTGTCTGCTCCAAACATAATAGGCGTTATTGTTTCAGATGATAACACCACCTCGCCCGGAGACGAGTCAAACATCTGCCCACCATTGTCTTCAATGCGTGATCCTTCCGCGAAGGTAAGAAGCTGACCATTCGTGCTCAGTACGGCATCGGGGGCCGCGCTGTATGTTTTCCCGGAAGGGATGATAAAGGGAGCCGTGAGCGACATATCCTCCATCACCTTCACGGTACCGTTAGGATCGGTAGAAAATGCGCGGAGTTGATCCTCCGTCCTCGCCACGGTCAATCCAGGGACGCGACCAAGACCCGACGATGCCGGGAAGTCGGCGAAGGATAAGGAAGGTAGAAGGCATACGGCCAAAATGAACGCAAGAATGATTCTCGCCGCGATCAAACTCTTTAGCTTTCTATTCTTCATGGTCATCTCGATTCCGTTCTCATTTGTCTTGTCGCCACAATCACGGTCATCATCACGCCGCCGCCCGACCTTGCCCGCCACCGCCGCCCGACCGCCGCGGATTCACCCAGGTATCGACTTGCATCTTGATCCCGAGCGCCTGGTAAGCGTGCTGAAGATGCTGAGCGGCCAAAGCCTGGTTGGTAGGCGAATCTATGTCACGGCCAAATGCCATCCAAAGCATGAAATCGGTGATGGCCGTCTGGTGAATGTCGTCTATCCCAATGGGATCGTCATCGTTCACGCAGTCCGTCGGCGCTGCCGAAACAATTATCTCCGCATAAACAGCCGTGGAGGCATGGACCGGGGGCGTCACATAGTAATACTTGGGGAATCGCTCGTCGAAAGCATAGGACTTGATCGTCGTGGAAGCCGGGGCCGAATGCCAATCCCTATTGTAGGCGTCCAAATCTTTGCGATCCACCAACCGAATCGACCTTCCCGGCGTCGTCCCGTCAACACCCATGTTCCGGATTACCTCGATCAATCGCATGTCCCCGGAAGGGATGGCCTGCCTGGTCCCGGATGCTTGTTGGACACTCTTCGCCGTCGCGGTGATATCCGGGCGCAAACCCACGATAAGCCGCTGTGCCTCGTTCAGGTAGCGCAGGAGCGACGGCTGGGAGTAACGGCGCGTGGTGGAAAGGTGATCCTGGAGATCCTCCACCACGCGAGAAGATGTCGATATGAAGTCTTCCGCTGTCAGAGCCATGAAGGGGTGTCCTTACTTTTCCAGGGGGGCGGGGGCGCTGAGGTTGATGGTCTCCTCGTTCAGGAGCCCGATCATCTCGGTGAGGATTTCCACTTGCCGGGTACTGGGAGGGAAGGTCATCTGGTATTTCTCTCGAGCATAGGCCCGAAGCTCCAGCATGCTCATGGCTTTCAGGGATTCTTCCGTGGCATCGGGAGTCTTGGTCTTGGGTGTATCGAGAGAGGGCGGCGGTCCCGGATCAATCAGGGAAGGAAGCGGAGCCGCGTGCTGCATGAGGCCGCCAAGTCCGGGACCGGGGGTCACAGTGCCGCTTTCATCATCGGAAGCGGGGACACCCTCGCCTTCCTCATCGGAAGCAGGGACATCCTCGCCTTCATCATCGGAAGCAGGGACATCCTCGCCTTCATCATCGGCGCCTTCCACGGGAGGCCAGTAGGCTTCCATGTCCCCCCGCTTCGAAAGCGTCTCGGTCCAGGGGAAAATGGTGTTGGTGCCGTGCTTTCGAAGAAACGGCGGGCGCTCTCCCTTCCGTGCGTCGGCCACGGCCATTCCGGAAAGCGATGCGGCCCTGGATGCGCTGTCCCCGCCTTGCTCGGGCCAGTACGGATCCATGTCGGATCGCCTGGCAAGCGTCTCCGTCCACGGAAACACGGTGGTGGTCCCTCTTTTTCTGAGAAAGGGGGAATGCTTCTTGATCCTGGTTTCTTCCTGCTGCTTCGTCATTGTTGTCGCTGCCGTCTTCATTGCTTGTCTCCCGCTGAAAGGAACATGACCGGGAAGGAAACGGTCCTTGAGTAAGTCCATCTTTGTTGCCATCTCACTACCATCCCTTCCCGGTTTGTCAATTTACGTTGAGTGCCAATCCATCAAATTCCAGTGATCCTATTCACGCTTTGATTAGTCGTCGCCGCCCGTGTCGTACTTGGTGATATCGACGAAGATGTCGATCACGGCGGTGTCGTAGGTCACGTTGCTCGGGCAAGTGATTGCCAGGTATGCGGCCGCCGCATAGAACTTCCCGCCTGCGGCCCCATATGCCTCCGTATTGACGCCGGTCCCGAAGCCAGTCCCGGCCGCACCGTTGATGGACTGGCCGGCCAACCAGCCGTCGAGGTCCACGGCTGACCCAACCAAATCAGAATAGTCGCCGATGCTGATGATGGCGGCTTCACCTTCCGGAGTCACCACCACGAAATCAACGGAATGAATCCTGGACTTCGCCGGAATGACCATGATGTAGACCACGTCATTCTGCACCGGGGCGGTGTCCATGTTGGCGAAGCTGAACCTCTTGTAAAGAATCCCTCGGCGCGCCGGCCCGTAAGCGGGAGACCGGAAGGTCGCTCCGAAGGCGTTTGCCAGTTCATTGTAGTTGGACATGCTTTGCTCCTTGAAAGAGAAAGCCCCGTCTCATTGCTCCGTAAAAAAACAGGCAACGGAGCAGTGACACGGGGCCAGGATTGAAAGAGTTATTAGCCAATCTCGATTGTGCTAGGTCAGCACCACGTTGGCGTACAGAACGCCCAGTGCCTCGGGTTTGACCACCTTGTAGCCATAGACGTTCAAACCGCGCATTTTGTCGCCGAAGGTCTTCTCGGTACGCAGGGTCTCGCTCTTCGTCATCTGCATGGCGAAGGTCAAACTCATCTTGTGACCGAAAAGGAGGTAATGCGCCGTAACACCGGAGCCGTCCGCCACGTTGTCCACGTTGTTCGTGACATAAGTGGTGAACCGCCCGATTTTTCCGATGCGTCCGCCGTTCCTGAGCGGGCTCTTGTCGTCGCCGGTGACGGAGGCGTCCTTGATGTCGCTCCGCTGGACAATGTTCTCCACCACGGGCGGGACGACCATCCACCACGTCCCGTCGTCGGGTATGTTCTGCTCCTGGAGAATCGTCGCCGCATGGGCGTAGTAGTCCAGGATGTTGGTCTTGTCGAGGGCCACCGGTGTCCCGGATACGCCCATGTTGAAGGCAGAGGTATTGACGCCGGCCGTCGCCCCCATGTTCGAGGCGTGTGCATCGGCGTAAATGTCCCCGAGAATGGGGGCCTCGATGCGCCGCTTCATGCGCTCCGTTGCGACCGTGGACCAGCGATCCACGATAGCAATATCGCTTTGCGCTCGTTGGATGTCATCGACGACGAAGTTCCAATACTTGGCTTTGTCGATGTAGAGGGCCACGACATCTTCCTCGGGAGCCTGGTCCACCAGGTCCTGGCCGGGCACGAAGTCCTTGATATCGATGTCGGGGTCTTGCCGGATGAATACTGTGTCGCCGTACGCCTTGATCTCCTAAAATTGTTCTTTGCACAGGCTCTTTATCCCGTGCTTCTGCATGTTTCCACGCAGATCGGACTATATCTTCATTGCATATCGCCAAAAGATCGGATATTGTGGGGATACAATCAACCCACAAAGGAGCGAACATGGCCGAAAAGAAGCTTTTTGCCACAAAGGAAGAAATCGAATCCGCATACCTCAATCTCGGTTCCGCAGAGAAGGTTGCACTTCATTTCAATGTATCCAAAAAGACAATCTTGAATCACATGAAGAAGCTCAACATTTCCAGGAAGGAGAGAGATGTCTCAAAACACGCCGTGGCCATCTCTGTTTTATCGAAGCGTGGTTTCTCCACCTCTGAGATGGGGGGAATCCTTGGTATCAATGGCAACTATGTTACAAAGATTGCCAGACAATTTGGAATCAGAATTCCCGACTATTTCCATAAAGGGTATGCAAAAACAGATCGTGGCTACATCTTGGTCATGAAGCCAGATCACCCGCACGCTGATTCAAAGGGTTACGTGAGGGAGCATCGTCTCGTTGTCGAAAAACGTCTCGGAATAATCCTCGACAAATCCATCCTCGTTCATCACGCAGACGAACGAAAATCAAATAACGACGATGAAAATCTTGACTGCATGACCATCGGCCAACACGTTTCTCACCATCATACAGGAAAGGATGGAAGGAAACGCAAGGACATAATGGCGAAAGAGCGATGCCCGGCACTCGTGCCAGTTTCTCCATAGCATGAGCCGTAGGATAATTCTGGTAGTCTCTGAACCTTGAACCTGTTTCCAGGCCCCTTGGCCGCTGATTGTCCAATCCATCAACTTTTCAAGCATTCACGCTCTCCGTTACCGGCCACGTTGTAGCGTTGATGGCTCTAAGGACGTTCCAGCAATTCACCGGGTTTCAAGAGGGCAAGATCAATGTTTACCCTCATACGGTTTTGTTATCGCAAGGATTTTTATCCCTGCTTCTCATGGTTGACTTCCCATGAGCCCAGCATATCTCATCACCCTCGAAAGGGTGTCGGGCGCTCGTGGGCCGGATTATTGTTGGGACTCACCAGCCTATGCGTTGAACCTTCCTGGAAACCTATGCCCATCCAGGCTTGGCTGCGGATTACCGTCTCAGGCTTCCCCGCAATTCACCCGATTTGCTCTGCACCGTTGCCGATACAGGGGACTATTTTCTAATCCGTGTTGCTGATGAAGGGAAGTACGAGTGAATCGTACAGCTTAATCAAGACCTTACGACTAAAGATGTACGGAATGTAAGTCCCGGAATAACTCGGGGTTCCTGCTGCTGGCACGAAAGTCATGAGAAGCTCCTTTGGCCTGGAAACGGTATTCCGTTTTCGTCACGGTATTCCGTTTCCCGGCGCATTATGAGAATCCGCGCGGCCAGCATTGCAGGGTTGAGTTGTCGTCCATCTTACCTTGCGGCTCGATATCTCTCACCGCTTTCACGGTAATCTTCCCGCCCCATCGGGTGTCCTACCGCCCCGCCAGTATCATGTCGGATGCGGTGATCTTCCCCACGGGGGGAGTGCCGACTATTCTTCCCTGCAAGAAGGCCTGCGAAATTTCCTTTTCCTTGGCCACCCACGTAGGATCGGATATCAAGCCGGGGTTCTTTGAAGCCGCGTTGTAGTGCGCCTGGACCTCATCCGTGGAATACGTCTTGCCACGGGATTGATCCATCGGAGACACTCCCGACGCGGCCGGCGCGGGCTCGATCATCTGCTCCAAGAGACTCGGGGCCGACGGCTGAGCCTGCATGGGCTGCATCGTTTGCTGTCCTCCGGGCGGCTGCATCATTTGCTGCTGCACTACTTGCTGCCCCGGCTGAATGACCTGTCCGTTGTTGGGTGGCGTGTTGGGCCGATTGTTGTTGTGCAAAAACTCCCTGGCGAACGTGACGTAAAACTCCGCCACGGTTCGAGCGTCCAAGGCCTGAACGGCATCGGCCGCATCCTGACGGTACGTTCTAAGCGACATGGGCTTGCGCTGATCCAGCCATGTTGCGAATTCCGGCATCTCGTCTATCTTCTCCCACCCGGGGGCCAAGCGGTTAAGATCCACCAGGTACGCCTGGTGCCTGGCGTTGGCCCGCTCGACATTGGATTGCTGAACGCTCGCGTTTACTTGCTGCACGTTCGTCGCCGTCTGGTCGAGCCTCTGCTGAAGCGAGGCGATTACCTGGGTCTGGTCCTGGATGGTCTTCGTAAGCTTGGGAATGAGACGAATCACCGGAGCAAGATCGTCCGGATACGTCCCGGCCAAGGCTTCGAAGTCAATGCCTGAAGGATCGACGGAACCGTTTCCGCCGCCCTGCGATGCTGATTGCTGCTGCTGGACCTGTTGCGCCTGCTGAACTTGCAGCTCGAGTTGCTGGATGCGCTGAGTGAGGTCGGACACCTGGCCTTGAAGGGACGTATTCTGGCCTTGAAGCGCGCGGTTTTCCTGCTGGAGTCGCGGGATCTCGGCGTTGTACTTCCCCTGCAATACCTGGAACCGTTGCTGCTCGGCCCGGTACATCGGCTCCCATTTCCCATCGCTCTGAACCGATGCCGCGGCGGCGGGATTTGGTTGCTGACCAAGGAGGTCCGTACCGGGCAGCGCCTGCTGTGCTTGCTGCTGCTGCGATGGATCTTGAGGCGTCGCTTGACTGCCGTCGGGTAATGCGGCCACGGGAGGGCTTCCAGGAGTCGCTTGCCCGGGCTGCGGAGGCGTTTCCGTCGCCGGGGGTGCTTGCGGTGTTCCTTTCATGGCTTGTTCCCATGCCTGAATTTCATTGTTGGCCGTTGAAACTGCTGTTTCCAGGGACATACTTACTCCTTCTTGAGAGTCCGGCGCATCGTGATCCCGCTTCCAGGAGGAGCCGCTCGCGTCACGGTGTTCCTGGCCTGGAGGAGATCAGTGCCTTCCGGGTGTTCTCGGGTTGCGCCATCGCACGGAGCCGTGCCCTGTTCGCTCGCCACGATCGGGAGCGCAAGGATCGGTGTTCCGTGCGAGATGGCAATTCACTTTAATTGGTGTTCAGGTGAAACGGTGGAAAGTTGCTTGGTGAGTTTGTTTGTTTAGCTGGAAGAAAAGCAGCGCCCCATAATCGCCGTGGGGCGTATTGCCTGCCTCCAAAAATAAAAGGCCTGGAAGGAGAGAACACGAAAGCCTTATCGCCTTCGTCTCATTACTCTCCTTCTAGGCCGTTCAACGCTGAGTTGTGGCGGTGGTGATTAAATCTTATTTACATCAATGATTGGCCACTTACGTTGGCATCTTTGCTCTTCTTTAAAAATATCTCGATGGAATCTCCTCTATGTGCGATTCCGGCAATGCCTCTTCCTCCGATCAATACGATTTTCTTGCAGTCGGGAATTCGGCGAGTATTCAAGGTGATGATGCCGTTTTCATCCATCCTGACAACTCGCCTCCTGACGTCGCGGTCTTGGCGCCTAAGAGAAGGATTGTATTTTAACTTATCAGAGGCTGCCGCTCTATTAACAAATTCTTGGAACGGTCTCAGTTTATCGTGAACGAGTTTCTCGAAGATAGAATTGCGATGCCTCTTCCCCCAATCCTCGGCCCAGACCACGTTCTCCATGGTCCGGATGATGTTGTGCTTCTCTTCCTCGAAATCGAATTCGGTGTAGGCCCGGTTGCTGGCAATGTGGAAAAGCCGGTGAAGAAGCAGCTCCCACACTTCGTGGAAGGCGGATTGCCTGATCTTGTCCTCTGTGATTTTGCTTCCGTCCTGCTGCTCCTGCAAACCTTCGTCGTCCCAGTTAACGGAGAGACACAGGACCGCATTGCGCCCTATCACGCTGGCGTTGTAGTTGGCAAATCCTCGAGGCTTGCCATCCTCATCATCCTTGTCCCGGTCCTTGTGCAGGTAGAACACCTTGTATCCCAGGAGTCCGAGCTTCTTGATCCAGTAATCGCACTCTTCCTTGAAGATGGAGAAATGGGCTGCCGTTGTGTGGTTGGGGTTGACTACCTGGCCAGCTTGTTGGATGTCTTGTGCCTTGTCTTCGGTAACCTGCTCTTTGTCGTCACTCATGATCATCTCTCCCGTCTTTCCCGCAAGTCGAAATTCAAAGTATCTCGTCAGATCCTCCCATCCCCACCATGAGGAAGGAAAAGAACCGACAAGGAAGAAGAAATCGCACGGCCAGGCCCATGCGGGAGAATGGGCTCTTCGGGGAGCTCTCCCTAGACCGCGCGATCATTGTATTCCTTAGTACGCAATCAGCGCAAGACCTACTTTGTCGGCGCCACTCTGATCCGAGATTGCAACAATGGCATCGTTCCCGGACTGGTAATGGACGAAATAGTCGGTGTAGAGCGCCAAGTTGGCAGAGGTGGCCCCGGAATCCGTCGCATCAATCATCGTCAAGGACAAAACACCGTCCTGTTGAATGGCTTGCCCAAGCGTATCCTCGTCAGCCACGTCCCACTTCACGATGAAATCGAAGTAGACGTTGAATGCTCCGGCCGCTGCCTGCACGGCCCCGGCCGCGCTCAGCACGATGGACAGATCGGTTGTGACGTCCTTCAGGTTGTTGTTCCCGAGAGTCACGTCCAACTCTATCCATTGCCACGCGTTGGCTGTAACGGCAGGAAAATTTACAGCGGTGAATCCGCCGGCCGCCGTTACATCGTGGATTTGGAGAATGAGGTCCCCTGCTTCCAATGCCTTGTCGGTGTAAATCCACATACCGAGAGCTTCGTCATCGGTCCAATCCTGGTCACCCGAGGCCAAGGCATTGGTACACCCATCGGTCGCATCGGCCGTAGCCGCGACGGCCATTTTCAAGGACGCCGTGCCCTGCCTGTAGATGGCGGAGTCATTCGACATGACAGTATCGCCGTCAACTGCGGTCCAGTCGGTTGCAGGAGTCTCGGAATCTCCAATATCGGTGAGTACGGTCTGCGTGGTCCCGTTCACCATGGTACCGATACCTACGTTCATGATGCGCGGTAGACCGATGAACTCCGTTTTGGCCCCTGCGTTGCCACCCGTAGTATCGGCGGAAGCAGTGATGTCCACGGTAGATGGAGTAAGCACAACCGTTCCCGTAGCATTGGGAATGGTAATGGTTCTGTCAGCCGTGGGATCGGTGGGCGTCACCGTGGTCTCGTAAGCATCGGCCGTAGCGCCTTCGAAGATGAGGGAATTTGTCCCACCGGTCACGCTGTTGGCGATATCCGGCCCGTTGGTAGCCAGAGAAGAAAACATGAACGCACCGGTTACGGCCACGGCGAAGTCGGGCATGGTCCACACCTGATCGCCTACCGTAGGATTCGTGCCGATGATGGTGTGCTCGAAGGCATCCACGCCCGATCCCTCAAAAATAAGGGAGTTCGTTCCGCCCGTTACGCTGTTGGCTATATCGGGAGCGTTGGTCGCAAGCGTGGACGACATGAAGCCATACGTCCCTGCCGCTGCATCGGCCATGCGATAGATCACATCAGCCGTGGCATTGGCTGCGTCAAGAGCGATTTCGTGAGCGTCAACCCCGGTCCCTTCCCACAGGAGAGTATTGGAAGCGCCCGTAACCGAGTTTGCCGCATCGGGGGCGTTGGTAGCAAGCGTGGAAAGAACGACCGTTCCGGAGGCGTTTGGAATGGTCACGGTCCTGTCGGCGGTGGGATCAGTCACGGCAAGGGTCGTTTCAAAATCATTCGCCGTGGTTCCCTCGAATTCGATACTACCGGCCGCCGGATTGAGCGCCACCGTCCCCGTAGAATTGGGGAACGTAATGGTGTGGTCGGCCGTGGGATCCACGACGGCAAACGTGGTCTGGAAAGCATTTCTGGTCGCCCCTTCCCACACGATACTGCCGCCGGCCTCGATCAATGCCTTGAAGATGGGAAGCTCTTGTCGAGCCGCCGCCGTGATGCCCAGAAAACAAACAATCCCCAGGAAGAGAGTGAGGCCCTTCCCGATGTTGCGCCGCGTGCTGTCTTTCATTTCGTATGCTCCTTCATGGAAAATGTTGTGAGTTGATAGCTCTTTTTCGTGTATGTGGATCGGCCCCTCCTTTTCAAGGCCGCCTTTGCTGGGAAGTTGCCGCGCTGCTGCTGGCGCTGCTGCTGGCCGCCCGCAGAACATCGGACGCCATGATCTGGATCTTAAGGATGTCGGACAATATCTGCGCCGCCCCCTGCGCCCGAGGAAGCGCGTCCCCGCTGTAGCCGATGCACTTACGGGACGCCGCCTCGAATTCCGCCCCGAGCCATCGCAGCACGGCCAGGTAGTCCGGGTTCGTGGAAAGCACGCTCATAGCGATCAGGAGTCGACGCCCGCCTTCCTCGTGGGGATTTGGTTGCTGGATGCAGTAGAGCGGCTCATCGTCCATGGTCGGCAGCCGCGGTTGCTGTAGCATCGTCATTTCACATCGCTCCTTGCCGCGCGATCATGGATTGAAAGTCGGCCCCGCTGTTACGGAACCCTCCGCCGTTCGCGTCAACCGGGATTTGCGGAGGCCCGGCCGCGCCGTTCCCACCACCGCCCATGGCACCACCCACGCCACCAGGGCCGGCACTTCCGCCGCCTTGCCCACCCTGCTGCTGTGATGCCTGCATCAAAACCTGAGCCATGGCCTCCATGGGAATCCCGAAGGCATTGGAGAGTACCCCAAGCATGGCCACCACCTTCTGCTGCTCCTCCTGCGCCTGCACCTGCTCATCGTCGGGGATAAGCCCGGAGAGGTCGATGTCGAGGCTCTTCACTGCCTCCTTCACCAGCTCGGCCACGGCCGGGCGCCCGAGAATGTCCAGGATGATCGGAGACCGGAGAGCAATCGCCATGAACTCGTTCAGGCGGATCTGCCGTTGCTCCTCGACGATCAGGGCCGTCGAGCCTCGAGGAACGACGAACACATCACCCTTGAGTCGCGGCTCGGGGTCGTGAAGCATGACGTGGTGGGCGTGGTTTCTGACCGAAGGGATGATGATCCCATCGTCAATGTGGAAGATCACGGACTTGATGCCCTTGCCGGCCGCATTCATGAGCATGGAAAGCCCGGACGCCGTGCGCGCGGCCCCGCTCCCCTCGGACATGCCGTACACGTAGTTCGGAATCCCCGACGACTCTCCGGCCTGCTTCGCCCAGTAGTCGAACACTTTTAAGAGCATCTCGATCATTGGACTGGGACTAAAAAACTCAATGGGAAGCTTGTTGTTGCCTGACGGGTCTTTCAGAAACTCCCACACCTTCCACGGATAGATTTCTCTGGAATTCTCATTGGGAAGAAGGCGACTCGAATCCACGGCCACCATAGGACCGGAGGCAATTCCAAGATTGTTGACCGCTGCCCGCGCCGCAGCATTGCACATATACTGCTCGCTCCGCATGGCCTCCGGTAGCGCCTTCCCCCAGATCGAGCCGGGGACATTCTCAAAGCAGCACGAATAGTATGGACGCTCTCCCAGGGGATTGGGATTAATCATGGCCTTAATGACAAAACTTCCGATGCTTCTGGCGCAAATCTGGTATTCCTTCGTTGGTTCGATAGGCTCGGTGGTGATGACCATCGCCCCCGGTCGCTTCACGGAAGAGACGTAATCTTTCAAGCCCCACTCGGTAAGAAGTTTCCCTTGGCACGAGCCCCAGAAAATGAGGGAGTCCATCTTCCCTTCCGGGTCGCTGTTGAACTCGTCCTCGCGGCTTTCTATCCGCGCTCGCTCCTGGTCCTGGTAGTCCCATTCTCGGTAACCGGTTTCGCCGTAGGCGTTGAGCACGGCGTCAATCTGCTCCGTGTTGTAACCGGGAGTGCCTCGCAGGGCTGACAACTCATTCCGAGAAATAGTATCCCGCTCAAGAAGGAAGCCGTCTTGCAGGGTTCGGGCTCCAGGCGATGGAAAGATGTCAAATGGTGAAACACGGTCATACTCCTTCACGAGCTTCTGCTCGACACGCATCTCCGGGGACATGAGACTTTGCGAATAATCCCACACGATGCGGGCGCGGCGTCGGATGGTCGGCCCCTTCATGAACGCCGTGGGAAATGTCGCCAGATCATAGAGAACGGAATCAAGCGCCTGATACCACCCGCCTTCCTTGAAATCGTCGTCAACCTTCTCGGCAAGCCGCGCGGCGCGCTTCTTCCCTTCCTCGTCATACCTGGAAGAGAGGGCATCCTTGAGCTTGTCGATCCTTGACTTCAACTCTTCGCTTGAGATGGGCGCGCCAGCGTCCATGATATCGCGCTGCGCTTGGATGGCGATTTGCTCTTCAATCTGGGGGCTGAGCTGAGGAATGGGTGTCGCGCTGAGGTCCCATGGCTTCCCGCCTGGCGGGCGAAGGATGTCCCGGCACCAACTCTCGAGAGCCGAGCATTTTACCCGAGTGAGCATGATGAAGATTTCAGAGCCGCCCCGCTGCCTGATTCGCGCAAGCTCGTCGTCCTCATACTCGCCCAGGCGCTGGCGAAGACATTGAAGAAGACGCGGCTGGATGGTCTGTTGCTTGGCGTTTCTCGCCGAATCCCAACATCTCCGAATATGCGCACCAATGGAAAGGATGTGCGGCTGAGACTGCACGCGGTCGGCTGCCGCCTGCATGCGGGCGTTGTAGTCCAGCTCCGCATTCGGGACGAAACGCATGAGCGGCTGCTGAGAGGACTGCTGTCGCGGCGGGGAATAGGGTGGATATGCCGTGGGCATGGGAGGAAAGGATCGCATGAGCCCGCCGCCTGTTCCGTTCATGGTGCTCCTTCTTCATGGTTCGATTCGAAGATCATATTCGTGTGCATCACAATCACATCCTCGCAACCTTGAACGGCTTTGCTGCCGCGGAAACGGCCTGATGCGTCAACATACCAGCGTCCGCCAGGCTGTCAAACTTGTGCCCCATGGCGAGTGTCTGAAAGGCGTCGGCGGCGTGACAATTCGCATCCCCGACCGGTTCTTTCAGATACTGCTGCATGGCCTCGTTCCATTTGCGCCGGTAATTCTCCAGCATGAGGAAGCCTTCCTCGCACTTCCCGTGGTCGAACCAACACAGGGACATAATCACGCGGGCCGCATCTATCGCATCGGCCTTGCTCTGTACCCTTGGGACCGTTTCGAACTTGATACCGACGCCGGCCGCTACCTGCTTCCTGGTCCTAGCCGTTTCGTCAAAGATCCGAGTGTCAATGTCGTGAGGGCCGTGATGAGTCCCGTAGCGATACCCGCGCTCTTTCAGCACGTCCGCATAAAGCTGCCACCCACCTTCGTTGGCGAAGAAGAAATCTATGACGTGAATCTCTTTCAGCACGGTCTGAGTGAACCAGATGACCGTGTAGCCGTCGAGGCCCAAGTCCCACCACGTATCCACAAGCAAATTCGACTGATAGGGAACCCGGCACAACCTTCCATCCGCGCGCACCTTTGAAGTTTCCTCGGCCCAGAACGCGCCTTCGACCTGCTTTTCAAACGATTCCTCGTAGGTGGTGGGGTGCTCCGACTTGATCTTGTGCCCGAGGTCTTCTTTCTGTTTTAAGTACCACGCCTTCTGAGCATGGGTGAATTTGACCTCGAGCTGCTTTTCCTTCTCGGCCAAGTATTCGCCCAGCTTTGCCGGGATGGGCGTGATCTTGGCATCTTCATCGGTGAGCCGATTCTCCGGGTCCTGCCACCACGCAAAGAAGAACAACTTCCAATCAAGTTGAGTCAGCCGCTTCCCAGAGAGTTGAAGCTTGCGCGCTCGCTCGCAATACTCGTAGAAATGCCCGAACGCGCCCTCGGCCGTGGACTCGATGATGATCACCTGGCCAACCTGCACGGTAGCGAGCGCGCCGGCCACGATTTCGGTAGCCTTCTCGGGATACTTGGAACAGATCTTCCCGAACTCGCTGATGAGCAGATACTGAAGGTTCGCCGACCGCATTTCGGTCCCGACCCGGATAGATGAGTCGTTGGCGAAATGGAGCTCGTTCTTCGAGTCGGACTTATCCGGTGGGATTGCGGTCCTCAACCACTCCGGAAGGTTCTCGTAGGGAAACCGGACCTTATCCTCGAACAGCTTGGTGACCGCGGACCTTGTGTGGGCGATGATGCCCGACGACACACATTTGTTGAACAGACAGCAATCCAGGAAGAAGATACAGCAGGCCGTTGTGATGCCGTGCTGACGCGATTTATCGACGATATTCCGATACCATAAATCACGAAGAAGGCGGAATTGCCTCTGATTCATCCTGAATCGCTGGCGTTTCCCTTTCTTGTTCTTGATGTGGTAGAGGTGATTCAGCCGCCAATACTGGCTGCCGAGGCGCGGGTCGTGCTCCTTGATGAAGGAGACTGGAGCGGCTTCGTTCGTCAACTGCGGCGCGGTGAATGACACGAATCATCTCCCGGCTTTCGTCGCACTGGTCTTGGTCTTGGCCCGAAAAAAACGATGTCGATTTATGCGGACAAGAAACTCCATCTCGGATTCCCAGGAAGGGCGGCAATCCACGGTACAATAATGCGTTGCCCCGCCGCCTGTCGGATCTTCCGTCTTACCAGAGAGAGCGAGCTGGGCCACGGCCAGGCATGCCGGATCGTAGTATCCGGAATTGACTTGGTGCTCGAGGCGATGCCGGTTGAGGTCGTTGGCGTTGAAGCACGAAAACTGCTTCGGCTTCAGGATCACTTCTTTTATGGTCTTCCCCCACCAGCACGGGGCCGCCGCTCGGTTCAGAACGACGTGCGCCACCGCGAGCTTTCCGATAGCGGGTTCTCCGCGAGCTTCTCCCCACAGACAGAGAGTCAGTAACTCCACGTCGCTCAAGGATTCGAAGATTCCCATCGCGTCGCTGCTGCTTTTCTTCTCTGTCTCTGTCATTCTTCGTCTCCAGTTCCATCCTCATGTTCATCCGGCCAGGACTGCTGTTCGGAAGGAAGCCCCCTCGTGGTTCCGTCAATGTTGTCCAAGAGCGCCGCAAGCTGTAGATTGCCGTTAACGTCGATTTTCTGCGCCCTGGGCGTTTTCGGAAGAATATACTCGCGGTCCCGGAAATCAATCGTTCCGCCCACTACCTTAATGAACAGGTTTCCCAGCTCGTACCCTCCAGCGATCTGGCGCACGGTGTCCATGGCCCATTCTCGAGTATGCGTCTCCGTGGGAGAATCGAGGCAATAGAGTATCCGCAAGGCGAAGAGAGCATCGGGAGAGGCCTTGTCCAGCATGCAGCGCATTCGATCCACCATGGCGGCAACGTGAGCGCCTGGTGACAATTCTTCACCGGGAGGGAGGTCGTTTGGGTTGCGAACCGCTCCGGGCATGGGGTCCACGAAATCGCGGGGAAGTTCCCCCGCACCTCGTGTTTTTCCTTTCTTCCTACTGAATTTAGCCATGGAGACCCCTTCTTCTCCCGTCTCGCCTCCGATGCGGTAGCCCAAACACAATCCAGAGCCGAGCGTGAATCGTCACCATGAGGATGGGAACCATGATTACGAAGAGAACGGGGTGTGGTGACGTAAGAAGAAAGATGACAAAAAGCGCGGCTGTTAGGATGTCAAGCATCGCCTTCTTTCCCCTTCTGAACTTGAGTCTCATTCCCCCGTGCGTTGAAATAGTTCTGCGTCACCATCACGATCAAGCCCACGAACCATTCAGGCACCTGGATTTGGAGAAGGAGCAACAGCGCAGCCGTGGAAAGGGCACCGCCCGTGAAGATGGCGCGGACAGAACCTTCCGGTAGCCATAGCGGTTTTGTGGGGTCAAGGTATTTCCGTTGTTGCTCATTCAAGGTTTCCATCACATCCCCCGCCCATTCCCAGGGTTGACGATCCCGGGCCTCGCCAACACGATGTCCGACGCAGGCCCCGCCGCCGCATCCTTTACGGCCTGTGACACGAAATGCTTCATGGCCGCGCGGTTGGCGTCCATCATCACCTGGCAGAAAACGTCAATCGACTGGGGGATGCCCGTCACTTGGACACGACCATCGCTGGTAACGAGAACGCGCAGGTCTATAACCGTGCGAACCCCGGTTGCTTCCGGCTCGCGCTCTGGATTGAGCAGCATTGCATTCGGATTTGGTACTCGTCCGTGGTGGTCTCCGTTCATCGTCTCTTCTCCCGTCTTTCCCGCTCGCTATTTGTTTCAATCCACGCTCCCACGCAAGGAGCAGCTCACGTCCACATGTCTCGATACGGCCTCATCGCCCAAGTCCAGATCCAATCCCAACCGAGCCGCGAGATGATGGCCTCGGCATCGCACAGCTCGTTCCGCTCGCGCATTCGGCACGCCGCGCAGCCGCAGTTTAGGATTCGGTGCATTTCCATGGTCTATGCTCCTGCCCGAAACACCCAGCCAATTGACCGGCATTTCTCGGTCAACATCACAACAGCTTCATCCCTGGACTTCTCAGTGACGTACTTTTTAGTCCACCGGCTCCACACACCACCTTTGGGCGTGAAATACTCTATAGTGAATCTTCGTCGCTCATGAGACCGCTTCAGTTTGCGATGCCTTGGGACTTCATCGTCTTGGGCTTTGGCATGGTGCATTTCCATGGCTACAGTCCCAACGCCGCAGGAGGAACGGACGCATCGGTCGTGGTCGTGACCGTCTTCTTCTGGTCGATGCTTTGCGTGACTGTCGATCCCTCGTAGGCGTTGATGGTGTTCTTATTGGTCATACACGCCGTCAAGATCCCACCAATGACCAAGACAGCCAACGCAGCCACAAGTCTTCGAATGTGCTTCATTGCAATATATCTCGCCATCATATCATTCCCCTCAATTCCTGGAAGTGCGCCGACAGGTATTCCCGATCACACGAATCAAGCGCCGTGCCCGCCGTTCGCCCCCTGCCAAAAATGGCAACATACCCGAGTCGAGATCGCACTTCGCGAGAGCTTATCCCCTTTTGAAGCGCGGACACCAGAAGGTCCATGGTCACAACGTCCTGCTCGAGCACCACGATTGCGGCCTTTACCGCCTTCCTCGCATCCGACTTGTCCTCCGGATTTTGCAGCAGGTACTCACTCAGGCCGATTGCACCGGCCGCCATGGCGATGTCAACGCCGGGTTGGGATTGCATGGAGTTTTCACAACCTGGCTTGACCTGAACCGGGACGCAGCCGGGAAGGAGAAATAGCGATCCCGCAAACAGCGCTATCAGCGCAATCCCGGCAACCATTCCAACGACCCACTCACGCACCATCGTCATCATCGGCATTTTTTCCCTCCTCGCTGACTACTACTTTTCTTCCCCGCGCCACTGCCTGGAGGCATCATCGGCATCCCGGGAAGCATCGCTCCATGTTTTCGACCGGGGCCACTCACACCACCACCCTGCTGATGCTTCTTCTCATCCATTTTCTTCTTCACGGTTTCTCTCCTCCCGCTTCGCAGCCATGTTCCTTCGATTCTTTCGCCGTTTCCAGTCTTACTTCCTCGCCGCGCCTTTCACCTCTCGCCCGCTGATCCCACTACCGCCCCTCCTCAGGTCCTGGGTCTTCATTCTTCGCATCAGGATGCGGAACCTAGGCTCCCAGTATGCCCGCTCCCGGATTCGCCCGAGCCATATCCCGGCGGCGCCGGAAACGACGGAAATAAGCACGGCGATGGTAGTCGTCATGGGAAAAGCGCCTCCTTCTCGGCCGGCAAAATATCGGGGGAACGATTTACCAGGACCATGAGAATCCTATCGTACCTCACGAATCGCTGCTCCATGATCTCCTGGAACGTGGTCATCTGCCCACACAGCTTTTCGATTCCCTCTCCGATTCCATGCTCCCTTTCGGCCACCCGAGACTTGCAGTCCTGACATTGTTCGTGGGTGATATACTTCGTCCGCATCTCCGCCTGCAGTTCCCTGATTTCTTGCCTGGATGCCGTCAATTTTCCGTCCATCTCGTCTGCCATCTCCTCGGCTTTCACCTCGTAGTCTCGTCGCTGTTTATTCAACAAGTCGGTGAGTCGCCGTTCGTTCATGATCCACGCCGAAAAGAGAGAAATGACCGCCGTCGAGAACGCCACGGCCCCGGTGATCATCACGACCACGGCATAGCTGAGCCCTCCATTCTCGGGCGGGATGGACGTTGGAGACATCAGGCATTTTTCTTTTCTCCGCGAAGGGGGATAGCTGGCTTGGGTCAACATCATTACAGCTCGTCGCCGCGACTCACCGCCGCGACTCACCGATTCCTCATCACAAGCCGCTGAGCATAGTCCATGATCACCCAGTCGAGGTCCACGTTATCCGCGCCTCGAGTGTAGTTTCGGATCACGCGGGCAACCTCGACCCTGATAGCGAGCGGATCGAGCCTCAGAAGCTCGCAGCACCACAAAAACGAGAGCACCGGTGGCTTTACGCCATCTTCCCCGGCCCACTCGCCGAACCACTTTTCGATGGGGACATTGATTAGAGGATCTTCGGGACGAACATCGGTAATGACCTGGCGGCGAACATGAACAGAGCGCCGGCACAATTGGATAATTGCGTTTTGGAGCACGCAGGCCGCGATCCTGGAAAGAACGAAAGCCTCATCCATGCCCAGGCACTGAAGGCACCAGCGAAACGTGAAACCCTTACTGGTATGCCACTCCTCCCCGTGCTCGTCGTCCAGCCAGTAGCGCACGGGAAAAGCACCGGTAAGCCAGCGATTCTTGGGATCGAAAGCCTCGACCAACGCATCCTTTGCGGCCCGAGAAAGCGTGGCGGCCGCGAGCTGGCGTGTCTCCTGATCAACCGGAGGAGCCTGCACATAGCCAAGCGCGGCGGCCATGGACAGGTGCGCGCCGTCCGCCGAGCATGACGACGGCGAGAGCGATTGCATTCCCCCCATTGAGCATCCCCCTCCGTGCTGCAACACAAAATGCATCGCAACATAGCCAAGAGTCTACACAATTACAGGACCGGACCGCAAATAAAAAAGGGGCAGCCAGCATCTCAAGTTGACCGGACTCAAGGTGACCGCCCCCACGAAAGGAGGAGAAAACGACACTGCTGCACCACACAACTCTCCCGCAGTCTGCATTTCGCAGACAGGGGGCGTTGGTGCTTCATACCGACCATAAGGAATTAGACAACATAGTGGCCGGTTACAATTTCGTAATTTACTGGTCTGACCTTCACGATATTTCGTTAAAATCACGATATTTCGTAATTTTCCAAGTTTTAACGATATTTCGTTAAAATCTCGCATTCTTCGATCACTACTCAACATCCGAGCCCAACATTCACGAATTTTCCCCAACTCTGCCGATATTTCAACTTTTTTACGATATATCAAAGATTTTCCCAAAAACCCCGTTTTTCATGAAAAAAATTACATTTGGATAAGAATGTATTACATTTCTGAAACAAATCAAGTCTTTCCGCTACTTTGCCGTCCAAACGATACGAAAATGTTCTGAATCGCCATTCATTTTAGCCTCAAATGCGTGGATAGCCCGCCATCTACGCCATTCTTTCATGGATTACATTTTACTTATGGCTCCCCTTACATTTTTCTTGAATTTTACTCCAAAAAAATGTTGACAACGCATTTTTCATGAATTATTATCTGTTCACCATCGCATGAACGGCCCAAACGGGCAACAGAGACCGCCCCGGTAAGCAGGCGGACGAAAAGAAAGAAATCATGGAAATTTACGGACACAGCCGCACCAACAAAAAGAGATCCCACCTGGAACGCATGACCACAATCGACGGAATCTCCGCGGCTTCGGCCCCCGTCGGAAGGTATGTGTACCGGATTACCAACACGGGAGCATCATCGGCCAAATTCGGACACTGTGAAGTGTGCGGGCGGCATGTATCCGAGGTTTGGCATTTGGTCGAGGGGCGAATTTATGCTCCTGACGCCATGACCTACCACAAATGCCGCTCGGTTTGGGGGCACAGGGACTGCCTCGAAGCACAAAAAATCTCCTGATTTCCCCCTACGCTCCCGACCTGGACACCGGGAGCGCGGGGAGAAGGCAGGCGAGAGGACAACAACCACACCAACAAGGAAGGGGAACGCCATGAACCAGACAGCACGCAACGACTACAACGCATTGATCGACATTCCTGAATTCGCCCGGACGCTGATCCGCGAAGCCGAGAAAGCCGGCGTTTACACCACTGGCATCGAGAGCTTCCGCAAACAGCGCGGAAGCTCCATCAACGTGGATCTCTACGGCCACGACGAGGCCGCCAGCCTGATCGTGGTCCAGGTACGGCAGTGCATTTTTCACCCTCGCAGGTTCAACCACGTCCGCAAAGACTATTACTTGATCGGACGGACTGAGAGCGGAAACGTGTTCGCCCACCCGGTCGACACCCCGGCCCGCTCCAAGAAAGCGCTCGAGACGCCGGAGGGCACGGTTGCTTTTGTGCTTTCCAGGATCTGGGATTGCCCCTCCGACGAGTTGCACCTCATTGTCCGGCAAGGTGACATCGCTTTTGTCCCGGCGACACTCCCCCGAGACGCCATGGAGATTGAAAACGAAGTGATCCTTCGGAAGACGCACCGTATTCGCGGGAAGCTTTTTCGTACCCCTGGCGGGAAGCTGTACTGTGAACGCGCTTCCATGGTCCACACGAAGCGTCAGCACGCCAACGTGCGGGTAAGCGGGAACTACTACCGCATCCAGGAAGGCATCAGGGCGGCAGTGTGGGGATTCACGACACCAAAGGGAGATTAACCACCATACCGAGCCCGGCGGCATCCGGGCGGAAAGGATAACCCCACCCATGCCCAAGAAGATCCTCCCCGGCAACAAAGTCCAGATGACCATCTACCTGGACAAGGACCTGGCCGCTCTGGCCATGGCAGCAGCCAAGGACGACAGCCGAACGTTCAACTCGTTCGCGGTCCGGAGCATAACCGACCGCCTCGACCGGCTCGGCTACGCCCTTACCATCCAGGAGAGCGGAGCAACATCAACGACCACCACCAAAAAAGGATAAGCCCATGAAGACCACCGACATGCCCATACCGACGACACCCATTACCACCCAGACCATAACTCAACCAGTCCTCCAGTCCCTGGCTCAAACCTACTGGGCTCTCGACGTCCGCCCCTGGGCGCGGTGCCTCTCCCTGGCCGCGACGGATATCCGAATCCCCGGAACCAGCAAACGCGACCCAATCACGCCGGCCTACATGCGCCGGGACTGGTCCGGGCAGGCACTCAGCTCCGGGCTGGATTGCGTTTATGGGAGAACGGTAACCGTGGATGCAGACGAGGGGAAGGGGATTGCACCCTGGCAGAGACTGCGTGAGAACGATGAAGAAAGAAAAGCAGCCGAGGAACGACTGTTTTGGAAGAGCATCCTGCGGAGAAAAGAAGGAGCCCCTCCATGCCAGACAACATGAGCCACATCTCCATAGTCCAAGACCTCACCACCCTCCAGGTCCGACTCGTAGGCCCCGGCGCCATGGCGCGAATCGCGGAGATCAACGCCAGCCACGACCTCCCGTGCTACACCGCATACTACATGGACCTGCACGGGATGTCCCAACGCGATGCGCTCCGCAGCACTTGGCGCATGCTGAAGCTTGAGACTGATCCGATATAGACCCTTATCGACAATCCCGCGCGGGGAGCGAACCGATTTCCATCCGGAAAGCTTCCCCGCGGTTCCTCGTCACCACCTCACACCCCATCACTTCCCTCCCAGCATCCCTATCAACGGACTCAGCATCAACGTGTCATTCTTCCGCCGCAGAATCCACATCCCGTACATGATCCACTCATCGCGCTCCTCATCGATCATCTCTCGCTCGATTTCGTGGATTCGGCTCATCTGGTGAATCCTACGCTCAATCCTGGCCTCCCTTTCAGGATCCGGTCTCGACATTCCGCACTCCGGGCATGCGGCATCCGTGTTCAAGTCACCATACTCATGCCCGCACCGCACACATTTATCCTTCTCCGTCTCCATCGTCCTCCTCCTACCATCCTTCCCGCTCATCTTCATCGTCTTCCCCTTCACCACCCTCCGCCGCATCGTCCCTTCTATCCACCACGTCACTGACCTCTCGAGCCCCAAAAATCCCCC